CGGAAAGTTCCTGACCACCGAGAAGTGCATTAACATCGTCATCGATGTCTACTTCGTCAGTGATTTCTGGGAGTTCGGTTACTTCTTCTTCAGTAACTTCTTCCTCAGCGACTACTTCTTCTTCTGCAACTTCGTCTTCTGCAATAACCTCTTCCTCTTCAGTTTCGACTTCTTCCTTATTAGTTTTAGCCATAAAACCTTTTACTGATTTGAGATTTGCTGCATAAGCACCGTCACCAGCTGGATCCTTTAATTTATTAGAATCATCATCTGGTTTGTTGTTTTCTGGAGTTGGGCCACCGAGGTCTTCATAACTCACGCCTGCCATAGTTTGCATAGGCTCAGCTGGTTTTGCACCCTTGGTTACGGCGTTCTCCATTTCTTGTAAATTTTTCCCACGGGACATTTGAACTCTCCGAATTACCTTTGTATAATCTGTTTTTATTTATATAATTAAAGATTTGCTAAGAAATCTTCAAAGACGTTTAATTTTTGTTCGTCTAATTTTCTTTGATCAACTAAAGTGTTGATTCTTTTGTATGTTCTAGTAGCAAGCCTCTCACGAAGTATGCCTCCATCCCATACCCATTCCTTTCCTTCCATGATACCATCTACGAAAGCATCTGGAGCAGAAGGATCTGCAACGATATCAGCAGCAGTAGCAAGAGTAAAATCTTCTCCCACCACACTGTATCCTTCGTTAGTCTTATTTAAAGACCCTACACCTCTTGATGAAACACCAAGTTTAACACCTTCACCTAATAAATTAGATGCGATTTGACCCATTGGAGTGCCAAGAATCTTTGCTTTTCCTACAAAATTATTTCCACTTTCTTTAAGGGAAACAATTTTATGTGATACTCTGTCAAGATTGACAGTCGGGCCATCTGGATGACCTAGTTCTCCAAGAGCTCTACCTTTCTCGACAAAGTTTTCGTTATATCTTCCAACTTCACGAGCAAGAGTTTCCATTGGATACATTCTACCATTACGATTTTTTATTTCACCTTGAAGGAATACACCTTCAATAAACAAGTTCTTCTTACCGTTGCGATTTTCAACAATAACTTCAACCTGTTCTATTTCTTCTCTAATAAGTTTCATTATTGTGCTCCTGATATTTGAACTTGTTGAACATATAATTTACCTGATCCAGTGTCAGTTCTTGCAGCAACGGTCAAAGTTCTTCTAGCCTCTGCTGCAGTTGTCACTGCATTATCTGAGTTAAGAGCTCGACTATCATGATCAATAGTTAATTTTGCACCAAACTGTGCATATCCAATTGTTCTAGCTTCTTGAACTGAAACAACCTTTCCAGTTGTATTGAACCCTGTTACACCAGTGACACCAGAAATAGTTATCACATCATCAACTTTGAATGGATTTCCCATTCCCTCTGAGAGTGTAATAACTGTCGATGCTCCTTTTGTGATATCAGCGATTCCCATTGAACTCGCTCTACCTAAGTTCAAAGTAGCAGGAGTTCCAGTTGGAACAAAATAATCAGATGTAGTAGCAGTTGCAGTTGTGCCAATTGCTACATGAACGTTATTACCTGTTGGAACAACTCTGAGTGTATCAGACTGAACCGTAAATTGAACCCTAGCTGATGTTGCAGACGTAGTAATTGTTTGTGAATCACCTACTGGTTGATGTGCCATTTACTCTTCCTCTTCGGTTTCTTCTTCATAATCAAGTTCACCGACTGTTTCTGCTTCTGCATCTACATCTTCTTCGTCTTCAATTTCATAACCCATCATCGCATTTGCAACCGCAGGCTTGAGTGCATCAACTCTTGCAGCTCCTTTAGCAAATAATTGTTGTTTTATTGAATCACTAATTTCAGATGGAGATTCATCTGCAATCATCAAGTTCATTAATTCATCCATGAGATAAAAATCCTATACCTATGTTTTATTTATATCTCGCCACCTTTAAGGTCTGGAGTGCCTGGCGAGGCTGGGTCTTCAGTATTTTTTGTATTAATACTTTCTTTATCACCCTCTGTCTGTGTTTTTCCTAGATTTTGTTTCGATGAACCACCAGCACTCATATCTTGCATCTGTTGAGCTATCATCATTTCTTGTTCAGTTGGTAAAATAATACCAGCTGCTTTCTCAGCTTCCATCAATCTATTTTGTTCGATAATATCATTGTCTGTTTGACGTAAAATCTTACGACGAATATAATCCACAGAATAGTATTTTCCGATGTATGGGTCAGCAGTCCCAACAAGTCCTAATCTTTCATTCATCAATTCTGCTTCTTTAAGCTCTGCAAAATGATTATCATATAGGTAGTCATATTGAATATGATCACTCATTCTTTCCCACTCTTCGGGAGTTACCACATTCTTAAGAATCAATTGAGTTTTAAGTATGTCATGAAAAAGATTACTAAATCTCTTTCTCATTCTTCCTACAAACTTAGTAAATTTAAGTTCATCTCTTAAAACTTCTGATGAACGACCTAAACTGAAACTTGCATTATCAGCCATGCGAGACTCAGGAACATTCAAAGACCTTAAAAGTTTCTTTTGGAAATATTCAACATCAGTAAGTTCTCCTAAGTTTTGTCCGCCAGGCAATGTGGATATTTCAGTTCCACGACCACCTTCTCTTCTTGGTAGCCAGAAATCTTCCATCATTGACATGTATTTTTTATCATCACGAATCTCACCAGTGTTTGCATCGTAAGTTAATTTGTTACGATATCTGGCCATGACTTCACGAAGATATTGTTCTGCCTTTGCTTTTGGTAAATTACCAACATCAATGTAAAATATTCTTCTTTCTGGAGCTCTTGATAATCTATAGATAACAAGACTATCTTCAATCATTCTTAATTGATTAAGTGCCTTGATTGATTTTTGTAGATAGGAAAGAACAGTTTGTTTATTGCGATCTACTAAACCAGACGTGCAATATGCGACTGCATCTTTAGCAAACTTAACTGCATCCTTTTGTTGTCCTGTAACAGCAACAGAACCATATTGATTTTTCTGATATGAATGAGGAGTGTATATGAAATATTCAGTTAATCCTTCAAAATCTGCATTTAATGGATCGTTATTAGCGCCTGGATTATTGCCTGGTGTGTATTGAATTGCGTTTGCACCACCTTTTTTCTTCTGTTCCCTTACATATTTAATTTTAAGTGCGTCAATATATCTAAGTTCTTTAATTCCTTCTTCTGGTTTTTCTAAATCTATGACTTTATGATAGTATATTCTTCCATCTACATACCAATTACGAAATATTTCGTGTGCTTTCTTATCAAAGTCCAGCATTTCTTTAATATACTGAAACTCACCACGAATAATATCTTTAATTTTAGTCCCTACTTGTAAGTTTTCAAGATCAATTTGAACTGGCGAATCATTTTGATCTGCAACAATTGCTTCAATTATAATATCCTCTATCGCAGAGTCAACTTCGGGATGGAGTGCCATCTCACGATATCTACGAATTAAATCATATTCTGTTTTAAATACGCCCTCTACATCAAGATATTGCCCATAAAATCCAGACGCCAAATAGTAGTCTGCACCGTCCTCATTATTTCTGGGGACAGGCGAGACTACTGATGGTGCTGGTTTCTTATACGAATCATCAATCGAGAAACCAAAAAGTTGTGCCATAGTATAACTCTTATACCTTCAAAGGTATTTATATTATAACCTAAACTGTGGTATTTATCAACTACTAACCTGTAATTTTCTGACCTGATGTTACAGTCCAGTAAATGTAGTTAAATGTAACTTGGAACTCTTCAATCTGATCTGTTGCACCATAATCAAGAGGTATTGAACTCACAGCATTAGGATAAATTCCGAAGAATTTATACTGTCTAATCTGATGCATGTGATCTCCACCATCACTTAAAGTTCCTTTATTATCATTTTTTCTGCCTAATTGAGTAACAAATGCCTCTTTCTGATATGCTGCTGGAGTAGTTTCTCCACCATCAAATTGTAAATCATTAATTGCGTTACTCCATTGTTCCATTGCATCTCTAATATTGAAAGATGTGTCATTGATAATTGTAACTGTCCAAGGATCAAATGTGCGATCCCCTGCAACAGGAAGAACACGACCTCTAAATGGAATTGGAATATTTCCAATATTAGCAGCTGGTATTTCAGCAGCTTTGATCATGAATCTCATATCAGTATCAACGTCAGCCAATTTGCTAACTGATTCTGGTAGAGTGATATTTACCTCAAAGAAATTAGGTCTTGCACCACCACCTACTAACCTATTACGGAAATTGGTGATAGACCTACTATCAAAGGTAATTTTATCGGTTGATGGTTGTTCTGCCATTTTCTTCTTTTAACTCCTTTTGTTATTTAGATGGAAATTAATTAAACTCGACCAGCGACTTCAGAGAAGCTAACTCCTGTTCTTGTCGCAACGAATGTAAGACCGATGAAGTTAATAGAACGAGCTGGTTTGATAAAGATATCAGCCTTAAACTCATTTGCATCAATAACATCAGGTGTATTGTTTGAATCATCACAAATAACAAGGAAGTCTGAGATTCCTCTCTTAGATTGAACCCCACGAAGGAATGGTTCGACGATATTACGGAAATTTGATCTTGTGATATCATCATTGAACTCAAAGAGTTGAGTTCTTGCAGCGATTTCAATTCTTGCTTCTAGATTCAAGAATAGACGACGAACGTTAATTCTATCGAACGCAGATGCAATTGCGAGTCCAGTCTTATCACCAAATAAGAGGAATCCACCGCCAGGTGAGAATATCACTGGGTTGATTCTCTTCACATATAGAGAATCTCTTTCTACCTTATTAGGATTATATGCAAGTTTAACAGTATTCAAGATGTTTCCTCTTTGAGGCCCAGCGGGTGAGAACCAAGGGAATTGTTCTTCAGATGTTCTTGCCATCAATCCAGCAATGTCACCGTTAAGTGGCATAAATCTGAATGCGTTGTTAAATCTATCAAACTGATACTTATAACCAGAGTCAAATACTGCAAAGGATGATGAAGTAATTGGATCATAGAACTGTATGACGTTCTTAGTTTGTTGTTTTGCACTTGTTATGTTAACAACCGTCTCTCTGTTTGGAGAGATAACTGCTAAACAATCCTTTCTTTGTTCTGCGATTGCAATCAATTTATTTGCTTTTGCTTGTGATTCTGTCTGACTACCTGTGATGCCAGGGCCGTTAAGTAAGAAGTTAACTGAATACTCTGCCTCATTCTCAAAGATTTCATAACCACCGATTATGTTTCCGAGAGATGTTGAGTAACCACCTTCTGTACTTACACCAGAGTAATCCTTACCACCTTGTAGTTCATAAAGTTTATTACCCACAAAGTTAAAGTTTACATCCTGTGCATCCTGACTCCAAGTATTATCTGATGTTGATGATGGAGTAAATGCAGTTATGATACCAGATGCAATAGATCCGTTTCCTGTTGCAATTCCAATAAAGATGTTGTTAGACTGTTCAGAAACCTTATCTTTATAATAGATCGCATCTCCAAAAGTGTTTTTAGCATCATCTGCCTTTGATAAGAATGTAAACTTCTCAAGAATTGCACCTGTTGCTCCAGAAATTTTTCCAGTATCATCAATTACAACTATATGAAGTTCATCATTTGAACCTTGTCTTGCAGCAGCATATCCACTTGTGCCTGGTTTTTCAGCAATCTCTTTCCACTGTAATGCACCGTTCTTTAACTGAATATACTGATTATCATACCAGTCATCTACTTGGAAGACTGTTGCACAAGTTGAAATACCAGCATCAGGGTTTGCAATAGTTGAAGAACTACTTGAAAATAGAACGCCAGGGCCAGGTAATGTATTACTTGTTTTTGTTCCTGTTGTAAATGCGAAGATTCCATCCTCTGTGTATGTCACTGGGAAAATTGTTCCAGCAGCAGATACACGATTTACAACTTTAACATCAACTGTACTTGCACCAACACCAGTAACAATACCTTGAACATATCCGTCTGCGGTTGATGTTGTGCCAGGGCCAACGATTGTTCCACTGATAGGTTGTGTAACCGCCATACCAACACTAACATTTGCTACCACATGAGGTGTAACATGAAGTTGTTGGTCTGCAGCACCGTCAATGTATGCAACCTTCATTCCGTTTGCATAACTGCCTGGGTTTCTTGCAGCTAATCTGTATGTAACAGCGTCTTCGTAATTATTTTGATAATCTTCAAAAGATTTAATTTTAAGACTTGAAGTTGATCCAATACCTGTTGGATGTGTTGAAGGCATACCTCCAACGTTTGCGTTATTTAAATTTGCACCGTCTGCTCTAACGACTCTTAATATACCACCGTACTGTAAATAGTTTGAAGCAGTGTACCAATATTCGTATTGTCTATCGTTTGTTTTTGGTTTTCCAAAAAGATCGATCATATCTTGCTCATTCTCAACAAGCAAAGGTTGTAATACAGGGCCTCTTTCAAAAGGGCCTACTATCGCACCTGTCTGATCACTTATGGAGTCAATTCTACCAACCGTAAGGTCAACTTCTCTAACCTTAACGCCTGGAGATACTAAACCTATGCCAGCCATGTTTTTCTCCGAGTTCCACGTTTGTTTTACTAAATTTATTTATAAATTGCTACCTCTCCAAATGGGGAAACATGACGTGAACACTACCAATCAGGATATGTATCCGATAATTCTTTTCTTTTTCTCTTATCAGAGACTCTTTTTATTGAACATCTTTTACATTCATATGCATATGCCGATGGTACATTGCCTCGATCTTTTCTAGTTTTATAGAAATCATTTATCAATTCTTTTGTTTCGCCACATATCTTACATTTTCTCTGTTCAAAGAGTAAATGTTCTAGTCCAAACTGGTCTTCAATGTTCATCTGTAGTTCCACATATAATCCATACCACCACCTTTATCACCATACTCATCAGTGTACCAACGGTCTCCATCACCATCTACAAAACTCTCATCCTCTCTACCATCAACAATAAAACCAAATGGTGACATGTCCTGTTCTATCTGGTCTCTTTGATCTTCATATATTCTTTTTCTTACATCTTGATCTGTAAGTTCTTTAAAATATTCTTGTTGAACTAACCATGCATATATTACAAGACACATTGCAAGGTCATCATTACATCCCTCTTCTGCTTCAAATGAATTGTGTTTCTGTATAAACGTAGTGAGTTCAGATATGATATCATAATCGTTGAATATTACTTTCTCATCTTCAATCAAAGTTTTTAAGTTAGAACATCCCACCTTCTTCACAGTCTTGGACATCTTAACTCCAAGTTGAGTTTTTTTACCTGAGAATCCTTGACCTACAATTTGACCAGCACGACCCCTCATTGAACATAGTAAAAGATTGTCATATTCTAAGTCATATTGAATAATACTTGCAACTTGGTCTCCAATGTCATTTACCTCACACAAAATAAAAGCATTGTTGTATGCCTTTGCAATATCTACAATGATACTGGGAAACAACATTGGTTTTACTTCATTATTCTTATACTTACCAATCACCTTATGTGGGAAAGATGTGATATCTGTAATTATAAATGCAGAGTAGTCAATACCCACACCACGAGCCACGTCAACTGTAATCACATAATCATGATTTTTGATTGGTTCAAAATAGATATCTAATCCACGATTACTCTTGATTGGTTCATCGTACACTAATGACTTTAATTTTGCAGAACTAATCAGAGTATCAACAGATCCTAGAAACTCACACTCAAACTCAACACGAAACTGTTGTTCTGAAGTGTTTGCGATTGTTTGTTCTTTCCAAACTGAATCTCTGCCTGGCACTTCAGACCAATGAACCTCAGTTGGCACATATTCATTCTTATCTCTTTCAGCATCATGCCACATTCGGTAGAAATGATTCATACCATGTGGTGTGGATACAACTATGACTTTTGTTCGTTGACCAGAAGAGATAGTAGGATAAACAGATGCAAAGAATTGGTCAGCAATGTGATTTGGGATAAAAGCGAACTCGTCAAGAAAGATGACATTATAGGATCCACCTCGGA